GGGCTGGGCAAGCGAAACCGCCGCTCGGGCCGAGACGGCGACGCCGAGCTTCAACGAGATCGTGCCGCCCTATGGCGAGCTTTATGCCAATCCAGCGGCGAGCCAGGCGATGCTGGACGATGCACAGTTCGATGTCGAAGGCTGGCTGGCGGGCGAGATTGCGCGTGAGTTCGCGGCGGCGGAGGGCGCGGCCTTCGTCAATGGCAATGGCACGAACAAGCCCAAGGGCTTCCTGACCTATACGACGACCAATGAAGCGGACAGCGTGCGTGCGTTCGGATCGCTGCAATATCTGGCTTCGGGCGCTTCGGCCAGTTTTGGCGCGTCGGGGCCGGACAAGCTGATCGACCTGGTGCAGAGCCTGCGCGCGCCTTACCGGCAGGGTGCGGTGTTCGTGATGAACTCGGCCACTCTGGCGGTCATTCGCAAGATGAAGACGAGCGATGGCGCGTTTATCTGGCAGCCTTCGCTGGCGGCTGGACAGCCTGCCACGCTGCTGGGCTATCCGGTCGTGGAGGCCGAGGACATGCCGGACATCGCGGCGGGATCGCTGTCGATCGCTTTCGGCAATTTCCAGGCGGGCTATGTCATTTCCGAACGCAGCGAGACGAGCATCCTGCGCGATCCATTCAGCAACAAGCCGTTCGTGCATTTCTACGCGGTGAAGCGGATCGGCGGCGCTGTCGCCAATTCGGAGGCTATCAAGCTGATGAAATTTTCGGCGACTTAAAGCCGTCCTCATCCAACTGCGCCTGGGCGGCTTTTGCCGCCCGGGCGGACTTTGCTGATGGGGAGGGCGATCGTGCTGGTGCGGGAAGAAGCGGGGGCGGCCGGGGCGTCGCTGGAGGAATTAAAGGCCTATCTGCGGATCGGCGGAAGCGGTGAGGATGGGCTGCTCGAGGGATTGCTGAAAAGCGCGACGGCGTTGTGCGAGCAGTTCATCGGCCAGTGGCTGATCATAAGCAACGCGCGGGAGACGGTGCGGGCGGATGGCGGCTGGCAGCGGCTGTCGGCGACGCCCGTCGTGGCGATAGCCGGCCTTGAAGTCGTGGGCCCTGATGGCGTCGCGCAGGCCCTACCGGCGGACGCCTATGGTATCGATATCGATGCGGCGGGCGATGGCTGGGTGCGGACGCGGCCAATGGACGACCGGCGGGTTCTGGCGGTGACCTATCAAGCCGGATGGGCGGCGGATGCCGACGGACTGCCCGACCCGATCCGGCAAGGGATCGTGCGACTGGCGGCAGAACATTTTTCGGCGCGGGAAGGCCAGGTCGCGACGCCGCCCGCGGTGGTGGGCGCGCTGTGGCGACCGTGGCGTCGGATGCGGCTGGCGTGAAGTTGGCGGGGCTGAAGCGGCTGGTGGAGGTGCGGGCGGACCAGCGGCGGGCGGCCGTGGCGGATGCTATGCTGGCGGCTGGAGTGGAAGAAGCACGGGTCGAGGGCGAGGCGGTGCGGCTGTCGGGGCGGGGATTGCTGCGGCGCTGGACGAGCGACCTTGGGCTGCGCGAGGCGGGGAGGGGTGGATGAGCGCAGAAGTGGTGGTGCGGGCTGGCCTGATCGCGGCGTTGCGGGGCGATGCTGAATTGATGGCTGAGCTTAACGGCATTTTCGACGGCGCGCCTGTGCGGGCGACCGTGCCCTATGCGGTGGTGGGCGAATGTCTTGCCAGCGACTGGGGGGCGAAGGATCTGGACGGACGTGAGTTGCGGCTGACGATCGGCCTGCAGGATGCGGGTGAAACGCCGGAACGGCTGGCGGGCGTTTTGGCGCGGGTGGAGGCGGTCGTGCAGGCGATCGATGGGGATGCAGGGTGGCGCGTGGTGGGCGCGCGGAGGCTGCGGTCGCGGCTGTTCAAGGCGCGGGAGAAAGATGGATGGCAGGCCGTCGCGGATTACCGGCTGCGGGTGGTGCGGGACTGAAACTGGTCCCTAGCCTGCGTTCGACAGCAATCGGACAGCTAGTCGCTTTAGCTGAAACTAGCGGAACCGGTTTGGGAGGCTAGGGTTCAGCGCCTCAGCCGCCGGGTTTGGAATAATCCTCAAACTCGCCGGTGATCTTGTCCATATATTCGGAAATCTGGTCGTCGGCGTCCGCCTGGGCGTCCTTGTCCGACATGCCGCTTGCCTTGTCGTCAGCGACGATCGCGGTGCGGAAGGCGGTTTCCTTCGTGGCGCATTTGGATTTCAGCGTCGATTGAAACTCACTCAGCCCGACCTTCTTGTCGAGCGCGGGCTGGACCTCTTTCGAGAGACATTCCGAATAGGCCTTTCGGCCTGCGCCGACAGCGTCGCCGCCCTGCGGAGCGGCTGCGAGCATCATCATGAGGGGAGCTGCAACAAGCATTCAAACCTCTCCAAGTCCCGATTCTGACACGGTTTATCTCACAGGAGAATGCTACATGGGCGTGGAAAAAGGAAGCGCGTTTCTGTTGAAAGTCGGCGATGGCGGGTCGCCGATAGCCTATGCGACGGTGGCAGGCATGCGCACGACGCAGCTGTCCGTGAATGGCGAGGCTGTGAACGTCACGTCGAAGGACTCCGGCGGTTGGCGAGAGTTGCTGTCCGGTGCGGGCGTGCGGTCCGTCAGCGTGTCGGCGGCCGGGATTTTCACTGGCTCTGCGGCCGAGGTGCGCATCCGCAATCATGCGCTGGCCGGGACTATCGAGCAGTATGAACTGAGCTTTGAAAGCGGAGAGCGGATGCGCGGCCGCTTTCTGGTCACGCGGCTCGACTATGCGGGGGATTATAATGGCGAGCGCAATTATGCGTTGAGCCTGGAAAGCTCCGGCCCGGTGGTGTCGGAATGAGCGCGGTCAATGAGGCACGCGGCGAGGCTGCGCTGGAGCTAGGCGGCGAGACGTTGCGGTTGCGGCCGAGCTTTGCGGCGCTGGTGGCGGCGGAGCAGGAGCTGGGGCCGCTGTTCGACCTGGTCGACCGGGCGGCGGACGGAAAACTGTCGCTGTCCGATATCGCGGCGCTGTTTTGGCATTGCCTGGTCGATGCGCCCGCCGGGCTGACGCGCGAAGGGCTGGGTGAGGCGATCGTGGAGGCAGGGCTGGCGAAGCTGTCGCCGGTGCTGCGCGGGATAATCAGGCAGATTTTGGGGGGAAGATGAGCTTTTTCAAAGCGGCGGCGCGGCTGGCTGGCGTCGCGGGATGGCTGCTGGGCTGGCGGCCGGACGAGTTCTGGCGATCGACGCCGGTGGAGTTGGAGGCGGTGTTGCGGGCTGCGAGGGGTGAGGGTGAGCCCGAGGCGGGGATGGATGGTGCGGAGCTTGAGCGGTTGCGGGGGGTGATGCCGGATTGATTCACGGAAGATCCTTTGGGGGTGCGTGGGACAGTCCCCACCCCAACCCCTCCCCTGAAGGGGAGGGGCTTTTTGCGTGCGCTGGAGGGTGGGATGGACGAGGAAATCGAGACGCTGGTGGTGCGGGTTCGGGCGGATACGCAGGGATTGTCGCGCGATGTGGAGGCGATGCGAGGGGAGTTGGAAGGGCCGTTGGCTTCGGGCGCCGAGCGGGCCGGGCGGCGGATTGAGCAGGGATTGCTGCGCGCTGTGCGGAGCGGCCGGTTTGGCTTTGAGGAGCTGAAGCAGGTTGCCCTGTCGGTGCTGGAGGAGATTGCGGCCGGAGCGGTGCGATCGGGCGCCAGCAGCGTCGGGGGTGTGGGTGGTTCCTTGCTGACGCTGGGGGCGGCGGCGCTGGGCCTGCCCGGGCGGGCGACGGGTGGGCCAGTCGCGCCGGGGCGCGCCTATGTCGTGGGTGAGCGGGGGCCGGAGTTGTTCGTGCCTACGGCGAGTGGCCAGGTGGTGGCGCATGGCGGCGGTGGCGGGCGTGACGTGCGGGTCAACATCGCCGTGCAAGGGCGTGGCGAAGGCTGGGACAATGCGAGGCTGTTGGCGCGAAGTGCGCGGCAGGTGGCGCGAGCGGTAAGGGGGGCGCTGAACGGATGAGCGGGGTTGGTTACTGGCTGGCGGATACGCGGCGGGGGCAGGAGGAGCGCTTCATGAAGCGGTTCGCGCCGACGCATTGGACCGTGAATTTCCCGCGGCCGATGATGGCGAGCGTGGTGACGACTGCGCCGGATGCGCTCCGAGTGGACGCGGTCTTTTATGGATCGGGCGATCTGGCGGGGCTCATCTGGGAGGCGCAGGACAAGTGGAGCCATCCGCTGCTGGCTTATGAGACGGCACGCGACTTCAGGGATTGCGTGCTGCGCTTCCACTGGCGGAGCGGTGGGCTCAAGCGGCTGGATGAGGTGCATGGGCCGACGCTGACGATCGAGGGGAGGGATGAGGCGGGCAATCCGCGATCCTGGTATGTGCGGTTGTGGAACTATGCCAGCGGATCGGCGGAAGACGCCGAGGTGGTGTTGGATTTCGCTGATCTGGATGGCGGGTTCCTGCTGCCCGGCGAGGCCGATCCGGTATGGGCGGGCGATGTGGACCGGATGTTCATTTCGCTCGCGCCGCCGGGATATGATGCGGGGAGCACGGTTTTTGCCGGGGCGGTGGAGGGCTGGGCCGAGCTTTCCGGGATGCGTTGCGATGGCGCAGGGTCGGTGCTGAGCGTCGGGGACGTGATGGTGCCGGAGCATGGGCTGTCCATGGCGACTGGCTATGACGACTGTTTCAACCAGACGCCTGAGCGGATCGTGGCGGCGGTGCATGCGCTGGGCTATCGCGGCGACGTCAACCATTATGTCGGGATGAGCCATTATTTCCGGCTCGAGCCGCTGGGCGGGGGATTTTACATCAGCTTGGCCGGGGGCGTGCTGAATGCCCCTTGCGTGGCCTGGCATGCCGATTTTGCGCGGCGGGCCAAGGCGCTGGGCCTGGGGGTGATATGGTCACTTTCCTATGAACTGCTGGACGCGCATTGCTGGAATGACTGGAAGCAGCGGGCCGAGAATGGTGATCCGGCTCTGACGGGATGGGACCCACCTTCGACTTTGTTGTCGCCTGCGCATGAGGGGGCGATGAGCTATTTGCGGCTGGTGGCCGGGGCGTTTGTTTCCATTGGCTTGGCGGCAGGGATCGCGGTCAAGTTTCAGGTCGGGGAGCCTTGGTGGTGGGTGATGCCCGCCGATGGGCGCATCTGCATCTATGACGGTGCGGCGCGGACGGCCTTTGGTGGGAGCCCGGTATCCATTCCCGATGTGCGCGGCGCGCTGAGTGGGGCGCAGAAGGCGTTGCTGGATCAGGCGGGGGCGGTGCTTGCGGCTTCTACGGCCGCGCTTTGTGCTTGGGTGAAGGGCGTCGCGCCAGGGGCGGTGACGCATCTGCTGGCCTATTTGCCGACCGTGCTTGATCCACTGGCGCCGGAGGCCAAGCGGGCGAACATGCCGGTGGGGTGGGCCTCGCCCGCCTTCGATGTGTTGCAGCTGGAAGATTATGACTGGGTGACGGAAGGGCGGCCGACCCGCACGGCGCGAGGCGTGGAGCTGGCAACGGATCGGCTCGGCTATCCGGTTGATGAGCAGCATTATTTTTCGGGTTTTGTGCTGATGCCGGAGCAGGCGGCGCAGTGGCGGCGGATCGCCGATGCGGCTGACGCGGCGGTGCGGCGCGGGACGGCGGCGACCTTTATGTGGGCGCTGCCGCAGGTGGCGCGGGATGGCTTCACCTGCTTCAGACTTCAGGGGGAGGAAGAGATGCAAGCCTTTGATGATGTGGCCTTTCCACTGAGCATCGGGCGGGAGGCGAGTTTGGCCCCTGCCTTTTCGACGCAGATCGTTGAGAGCCCTTCGGGGCATGAGCGGCGGAGCAGCGATTGGGCGGATGCGCGGCTGTCCTTCGATGCGGGGCCGGGGGTGCGATCGGAAGCGGATATCGGGGCGCTGATCGCCTTTTTCCGGGCCCGGCGGGGCGCGGCGCGGGGATTTCGTTTCAGCGACCCTTATGATGATCGCAGTTGCGGGATAGGCGGGGTTCCGGGCGCGCTGGATCAACGGCTGGGGGTTGGCGATGGCGTTCGGACGGAGTTCGCCTTGCAGCGCTTCTATGGCGAAGGCGAGGAAGCACAGGCGCGGCGGAT